ATTTTCTGGATAATACAGACTTTCCTGGTTTACTCTTTCTAAATTTCTTAGTGCGAATATTCCCTTTTCTAAAGTTTCAGACGCATCACGATCAGCGGTTTTGATGCCTGCATAATCTTTGGCTAATTGTTCGGCCGCTCCTGGTTTAGATAGTCTGATAGGTTTAGGTCCTCTAGGTGTATAAGCGTCTGCTGAATAAACTTTGTTGCGTGGATCTACAGCTGGATCAAATTTTTCGGGTTTGCCTATCAAAGTTATGTTGCCAAAGCCTTCGTGTGGTACATCTACTTTTGTTACAGCTATGCTTGGAGAGGGTAATCCACCAATGTTGTCATACAAAGCAAGTTTGTCTGGTGAAGTGTTATGTAAAAAAACCATGTCTTTTGGCTCGCTCATAGCTTGTGATTTTGCTAAAGTTTCAATCCCTTTGCTAGCTTTTCCCGCTTTCAAAGCGGCGGTTCCGATTGCTGCTCCTGGTAATAGATCTATGGTTGAAAGTAACTGACCAAATTTATCACCACGTTCCTGAGCCAACTGATAAGAAAAACCAGGAAGAAACTCGCCTATGCCTCCCTGTTGGTAGGGATCAAAGGTTCGTAAAAGTTTTTGAGACATTTGCAATGATCTTCTTGGATCTCCACCGCCATAACCAACCCTTTGTAATAGGCTTGCTAATCCTTGTACTCTTTTTTGAGCTGGGGTTTGTTCTATAGGTTCGATAGATCCTACGTCTGGTTGTCTTAAAGGTACAGCAGCTAGTTTTGACTGGAAAGACTCCAGGGCAGAAGGTTCCTCAAAAACATTTACATCGTCAGCTCGCATACGAGCAGTATATCAACGGAAGGGTGGCCCGGTAAACCAGGCAACAACTACAAATCTTTCCCCTTTAGTAATCGGTTTGACCTTGTGACTCAAGAAAGAGCTAAATATCACAGCTTCACCTGTTTCTGGCCGCTTGCACATTTCATTCTCGTTGTACCTAAAGCATATTTCGCCGCCTTCAAAATCATCGTTTAAAAGCAAGCTCATGCTTATCTTACGATTTGCAGCTGTGCCCTCTGGTCCTATGTCCATGTGGTACTGATAGCCGCTAGAAGGGGCTTTATAGGTGATTATTTGGGCCTTTTCGATGCCATTTATGTCATATTTGAAGTATTTATTGGCTGAAACGGCGATTTTATTAAGAATCTTATACAAACGCTGTTGATTTTGGTCTATAAACCGGATTTCTGCGTCCCGGACGGCTTTTTTTTCCGTGTTTTCGCCCTGGTCATGTATTTTTGCGGGTTCTGGATCTGTTTCTACCAGGTAATCCAGGAAGAGATCTACTTCCTCCCGATCCAACAACAGGCTTGTAGCCCCGTGCCTGGGTAAACTACTCCTCTTCGTCTGCATGGTAGTTCAAAGTAAGCTCCTCACCAGCTCGGATGGTCCGCATCGTGTAAATATTAAATATTCTGTAGTCGTCCCAATCCATTTTCTCAATCAAACAGCAATTAGGATCTGTAGAATGGTTTACAAAACCACCAAGAGGCGTTCTTATGTACCCTTTGATAATCGGTACCTTGATGTGAGTCATACCAAGATCTTTATGACCTTCAATTCTTGCTTTCGCAAAGACTCCGGATCCTTCTATATCACTTTCGCGGACCACAAGGTTTTCCGGTAACGGCTTGTAGTAAAACTTATTGAACTGATAATCCATGCTCATTCTCTCCGTATTCGCTCCAATTCTTTTTCAGCGTGTCTAACCAGTCTTCAATAGACATGATGCAGATTTTGTCGTTCTCCCTGGGCCACTCCAGGTTGATCGCGTATAGCGGTATGCACACACGAATGGGTTTGCGGTTGAACTTAAAAATGAGAACCGGGATGTTATGTTCTGCGCTCTCGCACACTTGATTCCACCAAGCGGACTTGAGCCAATCTCCTTCTTTGTAATGCTTACATTCGACAGAATGGTAAGGGATGTTTAGATCGCATAGATCTTTTTGTTGGTATTGGTCCAGGTTACGTTTCGTTTCGTAATCGATGCCGTTGTCCTGGAAGAAACCATTTAGGATCTTTGCTATATCACGCTCAAACTGAGCTCCCTTATTTCTGCTGTTGATAGGCATTGCAAGAGTGTCTCAAAATTTGCACAAAATTACAATCGGAAGGAATCATTTTTTTTGGGCATCTTATGTGTAAAACCTAGTTATATATACATACGCATACGTCGCCTGGCTCTAGGGGGTGTCCGGGGCAAAAAAAAAGAAAAACCAGGCAAAAAACCGGCCCCAAGGGACTCCAATTTGTTACGCGTTACTGTTGTGCTCACAAGTTGCACATAGTTGTAGAAAGATGTGCATGTAAATACACGGAAAAAAGCCTGTAAAATCAATAACTTACGAGCTTTTTTATTTTTTTATGAAAATATTTTGGTCCTGGCTGAGAAAGCCCCAAAACAAAGTTGCAGATCTATTTATCTTTTGACGAGTAGTTGCCTTTGTCTGCTCCTAAAAGCTGGCCCAATCTTTCCTTAATATCCTCTCTGGACATCTTCTCCAGGTTAGCATTGATATTAATATTCTGAGATCTATTGATCGATAGTCCGGCAAGTTGATTGAGCTCTTTAATCGCAGAAACCGCAGCATTGAACTGTCCATTGTCGTATGCTTTCTCCATGACCTTCCACAACATTGTCCCGGTCTTCTGTGGTGTGATCGCATACTTCTCTGCGAGCTCGTCTTGTTTAATCCGAATGGCCTTAACCACATTAGGAAAGTCCTTACCATTTAATAGTTTGTTTGCTGACTGACTTGGAAACTCATACCCAGCTTTCCTGGCGGCTTCGGTCATACCGCAAGCACCTTCGGTGTAGTGCCAGACGAAGCTGGCTTGCATTTCGGTCAAGCCATGTTCCTCATCCTTCTCGAACTGTACTGGCGTTTCTACTATTTTATCTTTTTGCTTTCTTGGTCTTCCCATATCAGATCTCTATTATAAACAGTGTATCAGTGTGAGTGTATAACCACTTCAAACTATTGGCTGTGCTAACCATAAGAATATACTGTTGTAGTTAATAAAATATAATTTTCCTAAGTTTAATACACTATACACTGTATAAGCTGAAAGGCATATAAACAAAGGCTTAATTAGAGGGTACGCTAAAAAGCCACATAACACTTGCTCACACTCTCTTTTTGCAACACCTGGCATATAACCACATAAGTATGCTAACAGTTGCACACGCTCATTTGTGGGCCTTCTACGCCATGCCGCTGAAATCAGTGCACCATACACTCCAATCACGACCGCCATCCCCTCCAACTCAACAACAGATCCACCATCTTAACGATGGCAACCAGGGGCATGATCATAGCCACAACCAACAACGCAACACCCAGGGCAAGCACAACAAACCATGCCATAAACCACTCACGCACGGCGGCACTAATCATTCCAATTACCTCCGATTGAACCAATCGATTCGTCTTCGACGGCCTTGTAATCTAAGTCATAGATCTTCTTGCCGTTACTCCTACGGGGTTCGATGCCTCTCTCGTGTAAGACACGACTCGCTTCTTTGAAGTCGGGCATCCTCGGTGCCTTGATACCAAGATCTCGTAGCAGCTTAGTCATTTGTACTGGCTTCGCGTATTCACTGCCAAAGTTGACGTGCTCCAGGATAAGATCTTCAACGCTGGATTGTGTTCGATATGCCTCGTTGCTATCATGCAAAAGCTCACGCTCGTCCGGTGATAAAAACCAATTCTTCTGGCCAGGCACATACATAGTTTCCTTAACCTGGGCCCACAGCTGTTGCATGTTCACGCCATGATTGACATTGATGTCTCTCACCGCGAGAACCCAAAATCTACGATTACCCGACGTGTCCGTCAAAAACTCTCGCGCATTAACACTGGCGTAGAAAGCCGTACGTCGCTGATAGGTCGTGAAGGCTCGGTCATACGGCAGCCTCAGCTCGTCTGTCTTCGACGTTACAAATGCTTTCAGCTGGTCTATATCTGACTTCTTAAACGTGGACTCGATCTCGCCTAACTCCACAATCCAATGGCTAACCGCCCGCTTAACGCTGTCCTTATCCGATGGATTTAAGGTGGCACCTTCCAACAGCCAGCCTTTATTGTAGTCGCACAGGCGCTTAAACCATAAGGTTTTACCGAGTCCTTGTGCTCCCTGTAGGACCAGGATGCCTTCGAGCTCAACGCCATTCTTTTCACAGGCCGCCGCGACACAAGAGATCAACCACTTCCTCAGTAGCATTTCTTTTAGCTGCGCGGATTCCTCTGTAGTCAGCGATGCCAGGAAGTCCGGCAGTCTGTCTGTTCCATCCCATGGCTCACTCTCTATCCACTCCTTAACAGGATTGTATTCTCTAGCGAGAACCTTGAGATAGTCTCGCACTTTAGTGTGCGGGATCCCCATGTTGATACAGCGATCCTCTATCTCTATAAGACTGGCTTCCTCGTGCATATCAGCAATGAACTCCATGTTAGGTATGTCTATCTCCATCTTTTTCTTTATGACGTTGTAGCGCACATCCACATTATGCACTTTCAGAACCCCACCTATATTGTCCTTAGTATTCAAGAAGCGTCCGTTAGCACTGCGATGAAAGTCATACTCGACCGGTACATCTATATTTTGGAGAATCACCTCGCCTTCTAGCGCTTCCTCTGTAGCATGGTCGTTATAGTCTCCCTTAGTCTCTGGCATCTGGACCTCGGCATAGCCGCCACTCTTCTGTATAAACGATGCAGCTTTCTTGGCCTCGTTCTCTCCTGTATTACTATCGTCATTGTCAGCCACGAATATGTGTTTGTGGTCCGGGAAGTATTTATACATCACCTCGGCTACCTTAATTAAGTTGTAAGCATCGAACGCGACGACCACCGGCTGGGAGCGGTCAGCGTATATAGAGGCCGCCGTAGCATACCCCTCTGCATAGTTAAGGCTGTCGGATGTATTGAAGATCTCTCTACCGAGAAGGAAAAAGCTACCGCTTTTTTTAGAACCAGTGAGAAAGCGTTTGTCTCCTTCCTCGCTAATATACTGTAGGCCAACGATAGTGCCCTGGTCGTCCTTCAATGGAATCACCAAGTTATTATGGTTATCTTTGCGTAAGCCGTAAGACAATACTTGTTTGTTCTGTAAGTATGGATGTATCTCAACTTCCTCACACCTGTCCCAAATAGACTGAGATCTATGAGCGGCTTGTGTGTATTTTTCTTGTGTCTTTAGATTGGCCTGGATTCTGAGCTGTTCGATCTCAGCTTTCTGTTCTTTGGTTAGTTTGTACTGCCCGCTGTTTTCTGGTTTCCAGGTCGCCGTGGGTTGGTCCGCGCTATAGCGATAATCGCCTATGCGTCCAAAGGGTGATGATTGGTCAAGCCAGGCTTGATACCAACCCACGAACTTCCTTTGATTTCCGACGTTGATGTATGCTCGACCGATTGAGCCGTCAGTTACCAAACCTTTTTTCGGATCCGGTTCATAGTTGTTGCTTGCTAAGAAGTCCCGGAACTGAGAAATGTAATCTTTTGTGAAGGGGGCGTTTTTATTTTTAGTCGGTCCTGTTATTTTTAATGACATCAATCATTCCTTATTTTTGGTGTTTGCTTTGCTTTGCAAATGTCTGTAAGATATTACAGATATTTATTTTAATATGCAATCATAACACGAGGAGATTTTATGAGTTTAACAATAACTGACAAAGGTGGGAATGACGATTTCCCAAAATTAGAAAAAGGCACCTACGAAGGAACTTTATATTCTATAGTTGACCTAGGTACTAAAGAATATAAGTTTGGTAACGACGAGCCAAAGAAACAACACAAAGTATCTCTGGCTTTCGAAGTAACCAAAGCTGTAGATCCAGACAACAACCAAGTAGACATGGAAGACGGACGACCTTTCGCTGTGTCTAAAAAATATACACTGTCATTACATGAGAAGGCAGCACTGCGACAAGACATTGAATCCTGGCGCGGCAAAAGCCTTAACGACGAAGAGTTAGCTGGATTTGACTTGGTAGGTTTATTAGGACATACAGCCAAGATAGAGGTGGACCACACTAACCCAATGCCGGATGGTACAGGTGGAGGCAATCCAAAAATAAAAGCATTGCGTGAGCCAGCTGGTGGTACAGAGAAGGTGGCCACTAAGAATGAACAAAGAGCTTTTGACCTGGAGGTTTATTGTGCTGAGTTTAATGGTGGCAGTAACGACAAAACAAAAGCAATGTGCGATGTGTTTGACGGATTACCAGCCTGGCAACAAAAAGAAATTGAAGAAAGTTTTGAGCTCCTAGCAGCAAAAGAAAGTGATAGTGAACCTAGAACAGTTAGCACTGGAGCTGCAAGCGACAACCTTGAGACAATATCTGAGGAAGCGTCTGAGGGATTGAAAGACGAAGACATCCCATTTTAGTTCTCGGTAGGCGGCCCTTTACTCCTTGTGTCTCACAACAAAAGATAGCAAGGCCGTCTACCACCCCCAACATGTATCAAGATAAAGCAAAAGAAATAGCAGAACTCCTAGATGTAAAAGGTAGTGACTACATCAACCCGGATGCGTTTTTTTTGCAGTTAGCCAATGCCTGGAGCGGGTTACTAGGCATTGAGCTAACACCCCAACAATGTTGTGCCATGATGATTGTCTTCAAGTCTTGTAGGCTCGTGAACAATCCAGGGCACGTCGACACAGCGGACGATCTAGTTGGTTACTCACTGATAGCCACAGAGTTAGCTGAAAAAGAATAACCGGTGATTAGTTGACCGGTAAAAACTATGGAGAAAAAAATGCAAGATTTTGAATTAGGAATATACGAAGATCTAAGTTACGAAGACTATGACGCTATAAGCTATAAAGGTAAAAAAGCCAGAAGATCTCACGATCTAACAGCGGCCAGTAAATGTCCTTACAGCTGGAAAAACCAAAAGGCCCTGGAACAAACGCCAGCGCTTCTGGAAGGCAGAGTGCAACACACGACGTTCTTAGAGCACCATAAGTTTGATACAGAGTTTGTAATACAACCCAACGTGGACAGAAGGACCAAAGCCGGCAAAGCAGACTACGAAGACTTCTTAGCGTCCGTAGGCAACCGCACACCAATCACCCAGGATCTATACGATCTTTGCATGAAACGCCGGGAGCTAGTCAAAGAATACATACCAAGCGAAACCGATAAGGTAGAACTGACTTTAGTTTTTGAATGGCATGGCGAGCCGTTTAAGGCACGAATGGATTGGTATGATGGTGAGTATGTATGGGATCTTAAAACGTGCCGTGACGCGTCTCCTAGGGGCTTTAAACAAGCGATTAATGCTTTCAACTATCACATGCAAGCTGCGCTATATGTAGATGCTGCCAGGGCCTTAGATCTACCGGCTAAAGGGTTTAAGTTCCTGGCACAAGAAAAACAGGATCCGTACCCCTTTGTGGTTTACTCCATGCACCCGGAGGCATTGAAGTATGGACAAGCTAAAAACCAACAAGCGCTGAAAACAATACTAGAGTGTGAGGCAAAAGACGAATACAAACCTTACAACCTAGATGGTGAGCAAGAGATCGGACTAAAAGATCTTTACTAAAAAAAAGGAGGCGTGTGCCTCCTTTTTTTCAAACAGTGATTCATTGGCCCCCCAATGGGTAACGCTCGCGTTACAAACGGAGGCGGGGCACTTCATTCATCGGGATTACGCCACCTGTTTGAGCAGCTCCAGGGTGCCTCCGCTAATCTGCAAAATCTTCTGCGATTTCACTGAGCTCGGCCATGATGGCCTTTTGCTCTCTCGCCTTTTGTTTCTCAACCATTCTTGGAATGGTTGCTGCCGCCAAGTCTACACCATCCCAAAATTGTTTCGTGTGAACAACCGGATTGCACTCCACACAGAATTTGGTATCTGTTGGTTCATTAAGACATAAAATACAAGTTGCTTTTTCTGTCATTACACTACCTCCTCTTCTCTTGTTTCGTCTAACCAATCTAATGTTTTGACCACCTCGTCAAACAAACCTTTATGTTGTGAATACTTGCCCAGGTAAGCAACCGCCTTCAATTCATTCGGTTTGTTTTTGACTTTTACTAATACAAGATCTTCTTTCACACTACCTCCTCTAAGTGTCCAATCAACTCGCCATACTTGTTGAAAAGATAATTATTCATTTCACAAAACTCTATTTGGTCCTCTAAGTCCATATCAGCGAAGTAGTCATACTTGATTATTGTATTGCCATTTTCATCTTCGTCTTCATAGTCGAAAGGACTGTCATACATATAATGAGTGAATGTAGCTTTTGCTTCATCATTTAGCTCTTTATATTCATACGCTCTTACAGTTATTAATTTGCTCATTTACATTACCTCCTCTATTTCACACAAAGTATTTACATCACACTTCAAAACATCAGCTATGAAATACCATGCTTCTTTGTTTGGTTTGATAAAATCAATATTTTTTTCCAGGCCTAAATTATGTATTTTTTTTCTCTTTGCATAACTAAGATCTCTCAAAGTATGTTTGTATTCATGGCCCCAAAAGTAAGCAACACCCATGTAGTTTTTTGTTCCTACATACTTTAGATCCAGGGCGTAAATATCACCACTTGCCTCCCAAGTAATATTACCTAAATTCATTACACCACCTCCTTAACTATTTTTGTACCAATCACACTGGGGAACATACCGCCCTCGGTCCTTACGTTATAGCCGTTAGCTAACTCGAAATAGACTCTGCCGGTCCTGGCACAGTGTCCAGTAACTACGACTGGTTCGTCCTCATTGTGACAATCTCTTTTGTCACCGATCTTTACATCGGCTCCTGTCTCTCTGCAAACTAACTTAGTTGCATTACCCATTATGTCTGCCATTACACTACCCCCAATAATTTGATGATTGCTTCCACCGCAAAGATGAACACAACCATATTGAACAACGCAACGGGCAAGGCCCAAAGCTCTAGGACGTTTAACACTTTTATCATTTCTCCTCCTTTTTGGTTTTTAATAACATGTCTCACATGACTATATTATCAAAAGTTGCAACTATGTGCAACTATTTATAGAGGATATTTTTAGATTATTTTTTCGTACAAATCGACGATTCTTTTGGCGTTATTCAGCCAAAAAACCAATAGGTATCTATCACCAGATTCGACCGGCAAACCTTTGTGTAGATGTGTGAAGCTGGGGAAAAACAGTGCATGGCCTGTGGGCAACGGCGCTACCTCCCCATAGTTATGAAAGGCGGTCCCTCCACCAACATACTTGCCAGTGTTCAGAGGAACCACGACGGATATGTCCGAGCTTTCGTCGTGATGCCAGGAACCTTGTTTCTTATCTTTCAGATTGTAGTTAGCTATCTGTATGGTAGCCGGATCCGCACAATCTCTTTGCCAGATAGCGTTGAATATAGGATTCAGTACAGTCTGAACCACGAACCACATACTGCGATAGAGCTCTGGCGCGTGATCACGCAAAACGATCTCAGGGATCTGGCGGAGCTCGTCTTCATCCTCGTTCGGTTGAAATCCTATCTCTCGCTTCATGTGTTCTATTTCTTTCATAAGCAACGAACAAAACTTTCTACGAAACAAAGGAACTTTATATATATCGGGGTGGATTTTTTTCACCACATCATGCACAGGAGTTTTACCCATGGCCTCTACACCTTCGCCAGCTTTAAACTTTATAATCTTGGGTACTGAGTCTTGCACTGCCTGGTAAGTAGTATGATTTATCATCCAATGCGACTGCATGCTTAATAAATAGTTTTTAACCTGGTACATAGTTAGGAGTATATCAGATCAATACTAATATTTATTTGTATATTTCTGCAAAATTTTATAGAATGGAGCACATGATTACAGAATCAGATACAATACAGACGAAAAAAGACGGCAAAGAAATAAGGAAAAGTCTTGCTGTAGATCCGGCAACTTACGATCTTTTGGAGGAAATCTGCATTATGGAGAACAGATCTAAAATAGATCAGCTCAAACGCTTAATACAGAAAGAGCACAAAAAACTAAGTGCGGAGCTAGGCCATGAATTTGTTTAACAAAGCCAAACCAAAGAAGTCTGTGCCTCAATCCTACAAGCCTGTGCTTGAAGCACAAGAGGTTATAGATCTGTTTAGTCGACTTACCCTACACCAACAAGCAGCCCTTATGAGGCTCATATCGCGTAATTTAGAGGTAAATGTAGGTGGAGGTACCTATATGGGTTACGATCTCGATTATGAGGTTGTAGGGGCGATTATAAGCGCCACAGAATCAGAATCCTAAGATCTTTTCTTCCTGGCCGTCCTAGTCCTGGCAAAAGATCTATTCTTACTTTTAGCCATAGACTTTAGATTACCGCGGCTGTTGTTCATTGGGTTTCCATCCCTATGATGTATGTCCATACCATCGCCTTTCTTGGCCTTACCTATCTTTACAGCTAAACGCCTGGCTTTATTCCTGGAAGATCTCTTTTTGATTTGTTCTGGCCTCGAGTGATAGTTTGCATACTCCTTGGCATAATCCCTAGCCATACTAAACTAAGGATCCAATGCCACCCGCTTCGCGCATTGCGATCTCTCGATCCCTTTCATCTGGTAAAACTGTCGGCGACATAGCCAGCTGTCTATCTGGATCTGCAACTGTGGGCATGGTGAAACTTTCTATTTGTTCTGACAATTTGACATCCGGTAACAATTTGCCGGCTATCTCAGGGTTTGTCACCTCACGAAATGCTCTTTCATTTGGTGCTGCTGTGGTAACAGGATTTACGTTATCTGCGTTTCTATCCTCTATGGGCTCTATAGTTTGAAACTGCATGCCTTCTAGAATTGCTTTTACTTCGTCCCTAATCTCAGGATTAATTTCGTAAATTTGATACAAACGTCGAACATGCTGACCGAAACTTTGTGGATCATAAGCAGCTCTTTCTAATCCCTCTGTTAGCCAATTTACAAAATTTTTGTTAGTCATAAGTTTTGCACTAGCAAAAGGAGCTACCAAAGCACTCAAACCAAAATCAAAATTTACCGCACCGCCACCACCCACAGTTCCAAATAATGCAGCTGTGTTAAGAACTCTAGCAGTGCCACTAGGATTCCCCATTTGTTCTGCTGCTAGTCCAATTTTATTTACAGTAAAAACTAAATTATCTAATTCGGGTACCAATTCTTCATATTCGGTTCCTTTAAACAGTGCTTCTTTTGCCTCTTTGCTTAATGAGTTCCAATTCGTCATAAATCTTTTGGGAGAAAAACCTTGCTCGGCAATATATTCAGCGCCCTCTTTAATAACACCCTCTGCTCCTAACTCAACGCCTTGCGAAACACCCGGTAAAGGCATGCCCATTCTTCCTAAAATGTAACCGGACATGGCGTTATATTCTTCTGGCTCCAACAACGACTTTAATTTAACAAGATCTTCCCCGCCGTCTTTTGCTCCACTTAGGACATATTTCAACGCTTTGTTCGCTGTTACGTCTCCTTTTGCTATAACATTGTCAAGGAAGGTTATACCGCCTTGTTTGTTCGTATTTTTATAAACAAATTCATTGGCCTCTGTAAAAAGTTTTTTTGCTGTTTCGTCACCAGATGCAGTCACAAGATCCTCTAAATCTTTGCTTATATATCCGTACAGTTCCGACATTTTAGTTTCCGTGCCGTTAAGCCTCCCTCCAGCTGCCGTTGAAGAATCTAAATTTTCTCTCAAAAAAGTTCTAAAATTTTTCAAGTTGTTGTAATTCAAAACACCCGCATCTGCATCCTTCATAACTTTTGCTGCCATTTCCATGACTGGTCCGAGGATTTCTTGGCCTGTAGATGTCTCACTAGCGGCGGTGTAATTTTTGATAAATTTTTTGGTGTGGTTTGCTTGTGACGATAAATTAGGATCTATGTGTTTGCTTACATCGTTATACATTTTATCAACTTGATTTCTGTATCTTTGCTTAGCTGCTCTAGCTCCTGACATTAAAGCTACACCAGCTTCATCCATGGTTCTAACACCGCCATATCTTGTAGCTAAATCTCTGGCAAAAATATGTATTTCATCTACAGTTTGTGCGGCGTTTTGGTGCATAATTTTTGTTGAAAGAGGCATAGCAGATAAGCTAGATTCAATTAAATTCAAGGTCGGATTACTTGTTATTTGTCCGGCAGTCGGGTTGGTCAAACCAACAGAGTCAAAAGCCTCTTTAGTTTGAGACGCGGCTGGTGATGTTCCACCTGTCATATATCTTATAGGTTGTCCTCCAACGTATTTAATACCTTGCCATGTTTTACTTAAAATTGGCCCAGCCATGCCATTGAATGTTGCGGTTGTAGTGAAATCTGCCGCACGTTCACCTAAGTTTCTAGTATCTACTGTCTGTCCAAAAGTATCTGCTATGCCTATATATAACTCTCTAGCTGTAGCACTGCCCATTGCTTCGCCAGCCACAAAACCCGCCGTGCCTCCGCTCACTGTCCCTATACCTGGAGCAGCTAAGGTTCCAGCACCAGCACCTAAAATGGCACCACTTGTACCTCCGGCTATCGCACCAACAGTTTCAGCAACTTCTGGGCCAAAATCTAAGAAATCTCTACCTGTAGGCATAGGAACGCCTAGAAACTTGGGGTTAAATTCATCAAATAATGTAAGTTGTCCCGTATCAGGATTGGTAAAAATAAAATTACCAAAGCCATACTCAACACCTCCGTTTTGCGGATCTAAGTCCTCAACACGGATAGCATCTGGGTAAAAAGTTTTTAGGGTAGCTAATTTATCTTCTGGACTTTGTGCTGCTCCTACACTGAAACGCACGTTAGCCGGTGCGCCTGTGGTCTTATCTAATTGGCTTTTTATTCTTTCTGTTGCGATTTTTTCGATCAACATATCTTCATAGGCTGTCTCGCTATCCACAACATTTGTGCCTAATGCCATTTCTATAAGAACTTTATCCTCTAAAGTCTTATATGTATCATTTCTATCACTCACTTATCAAACCTTTTTCAATCAATTTTTTTTGCAAATCAGGGTTATTTTTTGCTCTACTTTTTAATTCTTCTAAAGCGTTTTCTGACTCGAATCCGTATTTGCTACTTTTTAATTGTTCTTTTGTCCTTTCGTATGCCTTACCCGCTTGACCGATCATTGCAGCTAAAGCATTTCTTCTTGCTATCCTTTTGTTTTTTATAGTTTCAGCATCATCACCAAACTCTGGAAAATAAGTTTTGTCTATCCACACTATCTCTCCAGCATTTATTTGTGCTCCTGTTTCTTGTCTAAGTTGTGCTGTAGCGAAATCCAATCTTGCTCTTTGATACTGTTTGTACTCAGGGCTGTTGAAGTAATAAAGAAATGAGTCTGGAATTATAGGAAAGTTCGCTATTAACATGTCTGTATAATTTACAGGATTAAATCCAGAATTTTCTAAATTTTCTAACTCCTCCAAAGCGTTTTCCATACGAATCGCAAAACCAGCCTGTTTTTTTTGGCCTTCCGTGAAAGGATCCTTAGTTACTTCTGTTCCAGGTATTATTGAAACACTTGTTTCAACTGGATCTGAAAATATGTATTGTGGTTCGCTCATTGTTTTTGTTTTATTACCTGTTCTTTTGTTCCGTCAGTATAAATAGGATCACCATTACCATCCAATCTGACGTATGTCCATTTTGTACCAGCTATATTCAATTCTTTTGGAGGAACAGGAGTTTGAGGACCTAAAATTTTGTCAATGTCTATGCCAGGTATCTCAACTTCAATAGCACCTTGTTCGGTTTGTCTTATAGTTTTAGTGGGTTTTGTTGCTATGTCATAAGCAATTTTATATTCATCGCTGTTCTTTCTTTCGGGATCTTTTTGAGCTGCTATAATAAAATTTAACGCTGCTCCCTGTAATGTGCCTTCTGGGAACAACCCGGCAGATCCTTCTAGTGCAAGCTCAAATTGTTTTTCTAAAATGTCCTTGGATGTAGCTAATTGTTCTTGTCTTCTTGCTTCCACTTGTTGATAAGCCAACATGGACACTTCTTGCCTTATTTTGTCGGCTTCGGCTCGTCTTTTTTGTGCCATTTCGTTGAAAGATTGTAGGCCAGCAGTCAAACCCACACCGAATCCTCCTGGTGCCGCTGCGCCAGCTACTAAGCCGGCTCCCACTTCTGAGGCCAAGTCAAAAAAGTTTGCTTTTCTTGGTTGCGGAAATAAACCAGCCATTTGTGCTGCTTGTGCTTGCACATCTGCCGCTGTGACTGGTGCTGCTTGTACCGCTCCATATAGATCTAAAATAGTTTGTGGATCTACGCTGCTTGGTGTTGTGGTGCCAGTAGCATCCCCACCATTTTCGAAAACATCTATCTGCTCAGGTATCTGTGCTCTGGTTATAGCCATTAGCCTCCTCCATATAAGTTGCCTAGTGCTCCGAGAGTTGATAAACCGGTACCTATGCCCACTTGCATTGGACTAGGCGGCGGTGCGAAGTCTGTCACAGTCTGGAACTGTCCAGCTGGTGCCATACTTACGAAAGGTGCTAACGCTTGGAATTGAGCCAATGGTGCTTGTTGTGCTTGTAACTGGTTCCTTCTTTGTGCGTCTAGTTGTGCTTGTGAAAGAGCTTGTTGTTGTGTGCCCATGCCGTAAAGCTGTGCTACATCTGCTGCGCTTGCTCCTTGAGCTTGCGCTCCTAAGCCTTGTAATGCAGATCCTAAACCAAACTGAGCCGCCTGTTGTCTTTGCGCCAACTGTGATTCTATTCCACCTAAACCAGTTAGAGCTCCAGCTAATGCTTGTTGTCCTGTAAACCCTTGCCCGGTTAAACCAGCCAATCCAGAAGCCGCAGCTCTTTCTGCTGCTCTTTGTCTAGCAAACTCACCTAAACCTGTCTGTTGGGCCTCAGAGAAGCCTCTAGCGCGTATTCCGCCTAAAGCCTCAGCTAAACCCCTACCGAGGGCCTCTTGACGCTCAGAAGCGCCCAAACGCGCTCTGGAGCCAAATGCTGACTCACCGCCTCTTCCAATATCACCAGCTCTAGCGGCTATATCTTGTTTTGCCCCAGCTTCCATAATATCGTCTATCGTTTGTTGTACGACTCTATCTTCAAAAGGATTGTAAAATCTGTCAGTCATGCCTTGGTCATAACCGCCTATGGTCCCTCTCAATATGTCAGCCGACTCACCCAAACCTCTTTGTAGCGCCCCTACGCCGCCTCTAGTCGCTTCTAAGCCTTGTCTAGCAAGATCTCTTGTTCTACCAAACCCACTTTGTAAAGCCTCTAAACCACGTCCAAAAGCGCCCTCAGCGCCACTTATGAAACGATCTTGGATGCCAACACCTTGTCTGGCCAGTTCTTGAGCTCTGAGTTGATCTGGAGAAAAACCAGCTACTTGTTCTTCTATTACTACTGGCTTGCCTTCTTCATCAAAGAAAACCTTTTCGGCAGCTCGCATAGCGCCTGGTATAAATCCACCTTCCCCGCCAACACCAAATAATAATTGTTCTGTTAAAGGATCTAATCCTGTAGCCACCTGTTTTACGCTAGGCACAAAAGGCATATCCTCTCTTGGTGCTGGTGGAGGTGTGTATGCCGGAGGTGCTACTGGCGCTGGTGTTGTTACAGATGGTACCGGGTTAGGTAGTTGCACTGTCGGAAGATCGACAGCGGGCGTATTTTGTGGTGCGGTAGCTTCTAAACTACCAAGCATTGGAGCTGGTGCTGGTGTAGTAACCTCTGGAATTATACTAGGTGAAGGCATCTGTGGAGTAATACCAGCTGCTAATAAATTAGCATTAACCTCTTCCATGTTCATCTGAGGTATTTGCACAGTTTGTCCATTTGGCAAAGTGATAGTTTGCATAGGCAAGATTGAACCTATACCATTCTTAATCATTGGTAATTGTCCTCTTATCATATCTTATGAGGGTTGTGCTTGGCCGCTAAAAGTGTCCATAACCTTATACATAACGTCCATGCCTCTCTCCCTATCCTCTTCTAAACTTGGTACTAAGTTAATGATACCGCCTGGTTCTGTTTTCATTTCATAAGAACCTGCGCCCCTTACTGCTCTTGCCGTCATTACAAACTCTCCGTCTGATAGCATAGCTGGTATATCGTCACTTTTTTCTGTCCCTGGACCATTTATGTCACCATCCATTCTAGGAAACTGGCTCGGATCCATTTCTCCGCCGTCTTGCATAGCTACGGCTCCGCCTTGTGCGTAAGCCATAATCGGACCACCGCCCATCATAGCCATCATAGGTCCAATGCCTTTGCTTTTAGTTTCTTGTTTAGGCATCAAAGATTGTATAACTCTTTTTCTTGCGTTTGATTTTTCTAATATTGTGTTAGGCGTGTCTCCGGGTTTAGGCATGTAAGTACGCATTACAAAGTCTAGTTCATCATCTGTAATCACAGCTCCGGATTCAACACGCAATAATGCACCAGCAAAATCGTTTGCTGCTTTTTCAAAATCCAAAACTCTTTCGGATCTAAACATATCTTCTATCGATTCTGGCAACAGAGCTTGTATCATGGTATCTCTCATGCCGCCTGGAGGTAATACCCTTGCAGCTACAGCGCCCGTTTCTCTTTGCGTGGGAACCAATGCATCTATTTTCTCGTCTGCCATTTTCATGCGCGTAGCAAAACCTTTCATTCTGTTAGCCATTTCTCCGCCGTCTTGCATACCTCTAGCCATACCGCCCTCTAATTCTTCTATAGCGCCGCCCAAAGCCGCTTGTCTTGGTTGTCCGCCTGATAATACAGGCAAAGTGCCTTCTGGCAATAAACCAAACTCAACCGGATTAGGTCGTGCTTGTCCCATTCTTCTAGCTATCTCAGCTTCTATGTTGTATCTGCCTGTAGGACTCATGGTTGTTAATGGTGTCAAGGCTACGCCTTTTTGTTTTTTAGCGTCTTCATAAGCTAATTTACCTAAACCACCAGCTAAGGCACCGATGCCAGCTAATTTAGCAAAGTTGCCAAAACCGCCGTCAGCTCCACCGCCTAAAATGTTACTTAAAATATTATTTCTTTGCTGAACGGGTTTGCCTTCTGCATCATACAACTGTTGTTGTGGCTGGCCGCCTATCAAACCTAAATTACGAAGTAATCCTTTTTCATCTTGCCCTGGTAATATAAATTCCTTTGCTCTGCCCAAAATACCGCCCCCTGTAATTTCTCCGGTTTCTGGATTGAAGTCTGGGGTTCTGAATAAACCACCAATTCCTCTTCTTATGCTTGGGCCTAAATTGCCCCCAAATATACCCTTTGCTCCCTCTGCTGGATTAAAAAACTTGCCTATGCCACCAGCACCACCCGCGCCACCTAACAAAGCAGATCCAGCGCCGCCCAGGGCCGCACCTTTTAGCGCACCCTTGATTCCGCCACCACCGATAGCTCCTCCGATACCACCTATCAAGGCTGCTGAGGCACCACCAGTGAAAGGAGCTGCGATTAAACCAGCGTATGGCGCTACCTTTTTGACTACCTTTTTTAAACCTCTAGCGAGTTTCTTGAGGAAAAACTGCTGTAATCCGGTGCCAGGATTAAGTGAACCTATGCCTCCAACTACAGCTTCTTCCGGGTTAATACCCTCTGCTTTAAATTTATTTTCTACTGTCGTGGCAAACTTATCATCATCCAAAAACTCAGGAGGTAAGATAACTTCACCGAGACGAACGTGAGCAAGTTCAGTATCTTCTTCTAAACCTTGCGCTCTTAGCTCCTGAGCTAACGGGCCCAGAGGAGCGGACTCCAACGCTGCCTCTTGTTTGAGCAATCTACTTAATGTATCACGATCTTCTGCTGTTAATTCTGGTGTTGGCAGTTCCGCGAAGGCCGGAGTGCCTCCGATCTCTCTTCCCCTTAACATGCCTTTTTTTACTTCACCTTCCGGTCTTAGCTCCATTGGCATGAATGGATTTATTGTCATGCCCTCTGGTATAGGTGATCCATCCATCATGGTGGGAGTTGTTGGTTCTTTAGGCTGTAGCAATCTCTCTTGAAAAGACAAGGGATTATTGGTCCCCTGCATGGATTGTTTAATACTTGGTAATTTATATACTGCTCTTAAACTGTCTTCTAATGCACTCATGGTGTACTCACTGTTACTGTTCCTAAACTCATTGTAGCAGACAATCCAGTAGGGTAAGTTTGATGTTCGTAAAGATTTCTAAACTCTGTCCCGTCAAACCCCTGGTGAACCTCTGTTGTGGAGTTAAATATAATCGCTCCGGTAGCAAATTGCAATTCGCTGATCTCTGTGGAATTGAATATTTGTATGGCGTTTGGATCTACAGATCCTAAATTAAGCTCTAGTATTCTTACAAGTCTGTTGAAGGTATCAGCGTTTACTGTATCACCCTGGGCAAAAGGTAATCTTGTCTGTAGTAATTTACTCATCTATCTCCTACCAGACGGCTGTACTTCAACTCTTGTGTTACCCAACCTCCATTTGTAATTTTTGCGGTTTACCTCACTATTATCGTCGTCTGATTCAAACCGCAAAACAAACTGCCTTGCTCTGGTTCTTAGAGAGCTAAATGTGCTCGAAGCTGTAATTTGTGAGGTTGAATCTGTTGATAAGGTAAGATTATTAAAATCTCTTCTTTTCACAACTACGTTTATGGTTGCATCTTGGCTCGTGCCTATGTCATTAACGAAAAGTATATCCGGCAGTATTTTTTTCAAAAACACAAAGTTATCACCATCCGATATATCAATATCAGCAGACTCCACGAACACTCCATCCATTGCGCTCTGGTCGTCATTAAATCCTTTTTCATGTTCATATATGAATTTAGTTGATGATGCCTCACCTCCAGCTACAGGTTTATCTAAAACACCAGCTGCTAACCAACTGTATCTTTCTAAGGATCCAACGCTCCAAGATTGTTCCTCATAGTTATATATGACGTATCTGGATATTTCTGTCTCGTTATCAGTCAATGAAGGATAAAAGAACCAAACCTCAGAAAACTCCTCATTTAATCCAGCAAAGCACTTGAAGGCCTGCCCTTCATCAAGATCTGAGAAGACATGATCTTGCACGGAACAAGGTATTTTTTGGACGGCTCCGTTATAAAAGTAAAAGCCTTTTTTAGACATATAAAAAAC